CCCGGGCAAACCCCCAGTTGTGCCGTCGCAGCAAAGCCTTTCTGCAAGGATCGAACTGGACGCTGCACTCCTTGGCCCGCTTATTCGATTCATCCAGGCTGGAGATGGTCGTGGATCCGAGCATGATCAGGGCCTGGTTGCAGATGTTCACCTTGGAGTCGGCCATGTCGCCCCCTTACTCGCTCTTGGCGCCGCCGGAAAAGAGCCGGTCCGCCGTGCTCGCGTCCGGATCGACCAAGTTCATATCCGTTACCTGGAGCTCCATCCGCTTGTCTGTATATTCCTCGTCCGCCCTCTGGGACACCTCCACCACTTTGGCTTTAGCCTCGATCCCGAACTCCTTCCCGGTCTCGGGCAGATTCTCAATGCCCAGCTTCTTAAGCGAGTTGGAGTCCAGATGCAGGCGCAAGCCGAACGGATACTCAGGACCATCTGCTTCGCTCATCTCGGGTGTTCGCTCTTTCTCCCGGTCCTCTTTACTGATCTTCATGTTGACGAGAGCCATCGCGCTTCTCCTTCAAAAAGGGCGGGCTATCAGGCCCGCCCGTGTTGCTCATTACTGATTCGATCCTTCCGGGTTGTCGCCCTGTTTGTCGCCCTGCTCCTGACCGGAACCCTGCTGATCCAGCCCTTTTGCACTGGACTTCTTGGGCTTGTCCAGGCAAGTGAGGTGCCGAGGCGCACTCTTGGGGTCCAGATTCAGGTTGACGACCGGCTGCACATTCGGATCAAACAACCGATTTTGGAAGAAGAACTTCCTTTCTACGCGGTATTTTGCCATGGGAACCTCCCTGGTTCGGGCTAGGATCGACGCCTCCGGCCCTGGCTCGCCTTAATGGCCCGGGCCTGCCTCTTGGCCTTCTTTTTGGCGTTCTGGCCCGTGTAGCACTTGCCAGAGTCGCCGTACTTCCAGCCCTGCCTGTTATTCTTTTGACATCGTTTGATCGGCATAACCGCTCCATGAAGCCGGAACGGCCAGCCAAACAAGCCGTCCCGGCCCTGACGCCTTTACGCGGTCTGCAGATCCATCACGATTCCGGTGGACAGCGCGCCGGTTGACGGGTTACTCCCGGACACCGTGTAGTTCAGGCGCAGATACTGCTCGGTCCCGGGCGGGATGTCGAACAGATAGAGACGATTTCCAGCCACGAGATCCGAAGAGTCGACATCTTTGGAAAGGACGTCGGCATAGGCGTCGCTGTCGCCGTCGTCCGAGGACTCCTGCAGCGCCACATTCAGGCTGTCCAGGTTATTGAAGTCTTCGTCCACGACCATGTAGAGCGGGAGTTGCCGTCCCGCGCCCACTCCGGCGGACCTCGCGTTGACCGCGTTGGTGCTCGCCGCGGTCCCCGTGATGGCCTGCTCGTCACTAAAAACAAGCTCGTTATCCAGAATCATATATCGCTCCTTCTGGAGCGGGGCCCGAAGGCCCCGGCTTGCCCCGCTCACTTACGAGGCGTCATCTATTACGTAACCTGCTCCTCCGTGTTCAGGATGGCGTCGCACTTGCGGATGGGCACGCCCCAGAACGTGGTCACGGGCTGCCCGGCCCACTCCTGAATGGAGAGTTGCACGTTGTTCTTCTCCCCGGCCATGATATCCAGCCAGGTCTTGACCGTCTCGTTACAGTAGATCACGGCCCGGCCGCTGCCGATGTTGGGGATCTTGTTGTAGGCCTTGATCAGGTCCCGGATCAGGTTGGCGCTGTTGTCGGTGTCCGCGTTGAAGGTGGAAAGGTCGGACACGTCGATATTGGCGATGCGCACCACATAGCGCCAGTCCGCCACGGCCAAGCCCGGCTTCCACTTGTAGATGGTCTTGTGGCCCTCAAACTCGTTGCTGTTCTCATCCTTGCACATCACGTTTTGGAACCGGGACTGCTCCAGTCCGGCCCGGCTGCCCTTGGGATAGAAGCCGTAAACGGCATCATCCTTCCAGACCACAAGCCAGATGGAGGTATTGTCCGATCCGGTCCCACCGGCGTTGATGATGTGGTCCGCGTTGTCCGCGCTCAGATCGCTGTAGCGCGGGGCCAGGCCCATAATCTGCTCCGGGTCCGTGCTGACGTTGCCGTAAAAGAGCTTCGCGGCCAGCTCCTGGGACAGGGACTCGATGAAGGCCTTGTCCTCCCGCAGAAAGAACTCATTGGTATTGCCGTTCAGCTCGGCCAAGTCCTTGTCGATCTGGTTCTGGGTCTCCAGAATCCCGGCGGATTCCGTGACCTGCTTGGAGCTGGACTTGCTCTTGGGGATACCCTGGTTGAGCAGCCGCCAGTACGCCTCCGGCAGTCCGGTGCGAACGGTGTAACGGTGCCCAGTCGGCAGGTTCCCCTCCAGCCAGGGGATGTCCTGCAGGATCTCATTTGTTTCGTTCAGAATTTCCGCGACCGCGGCGATGTTGCCCTGGGGATCCAGGGACTTCGCCACGTCCACCAGGTTATAGATCTGTCCTCCTGTCGTCGCCATACTTCACCTCTCTATTCAGAGTTTTCGCCTTTGTTTTTGGGCGGTGCGCTGTAGAGGCGGTCGGCCAAGCTTGTGCCCGATGCCCCCGGAGCGCTCTTGTTGCCCTGGATGACCTCGTGCTCACGCAGCAGCTTCCCGGCCTCGCCCAACATCCGGATCAGCTTGGGGTGATTCCCCAGACCGCTCTCGTCCATCCACTGGGTCGTTTCCTCATCGCTGAAAGCTTGCATGAAAGCGCGGGCATTATTCACATCTTCCGTGAAGGCATCACCGCGCTTCTGCTTGTAGGCCTCTAGCTCCTGCTGGATCTGGTTGTCCGCGTGCTGCTGCAATGTCTCCGCCAGGTTGGCTTGACGCTGGGCGTCGTAGTCCAGAAGCCGCTGGGCCGCCTCGTTGGATAGCCCCAGCTCTTTCGCCACCTGCTTGAACTGCTCCACGTCCTCTTGTGCAGCCCCGCGCACCTCATCCGGAAGATCGTCCGGCATCTCCATGTTGAGCTCGTACTCTTCCGGGGCACCCTGAGTCTGGGCCTCCAGCTCCTTCAGCTTCTTGGCCAACTCGCCGACGGACTGAAACCCCTGCAGGGCCTCATCCTCCTTGAGGTCATCCGGGAGCAAATCAGCCAGTTGCGGCTCTCCGCCCCCTTCTCCGAATCCGCCCTGGGGCTGGCCTTCGCCGCCCTGGGGCTCCTGCCCCGTTCCGTATTCCTGCGTGCCCTCGCCCTCTCCGGTCTCGGTGGTTCCTTCCGGATTGAGAGTCGTGCCTTCTTCTGCCATAAACTACTCCTCGTCGGGTTCTTGAAAGATTTCGTCCTCGGACTGCTCCTTCGGCTCGATTCGCAAAAGGTCGAGTTGCTCATATCTGCCAATGTCCAGCATCTCCAGGAGCTGCAAGCCGATGTTTCGCTCGCCCTCCCGAAAATAGGTCCAGGAGTTGCCGGTCATGGTGCTATTGAAGACATGGCAGCGAGCAAACAGGTCCCGCAAAACCTCCTTGCCTTCCTCGGATTCGAGCAGCACGCGCTTATATTTGCGCGCCATCTCTACCTGCTCGATCCGTTTCTGCTGGGCCTCGTCCTTGGCCTTCTGTTTTTCCTTGGAGTAGGGATCCATCTACAGCAGCCCTCCCAGGATATCCTCCGGTCCTTCCTGCCTCGGCACCTTGGCTCGAGCCTCAGTTATGTTTTCAGCGGCCTCCCCGGCCTGCTTGGCCTGTTCCATCATCTGCTGCTGCGCCTCCTGCTGCGCCCTGGCCTGTCGCATTTGCTCCACCGTCTCGTCCGAGTTAAGCGAGGAAGGAGGAACGCCCACCATGTCTGCATACTCACTCAGCCAGCCGTCAGCATTCAGCTTGTCCATCGCCTCGGGCTTGATTTGAGCGATGTTCCCGGCCGCCGTCGCGAATCGGTCCATGCTACTCAGGCCCGCCATCTTCTGCGCCTGGGCCAGGGAGCTGATGTATTCCGGCTGGATCTCCTCGCCCTGGATGTCTCGCGGGGGAGGAGGCAGCATCCCGTTTCGCGCCATTATGGCGTAGGTGCGGTCGATTATCGGCCCCAGCACCTCGGAGTGCAGCCGCTCGATCACGGGGCCAAGAATCATCAGCTTTTCCTCGTGCCGCTCCGCTATCTCTCGCGCGGTGATGTTGGAACGATCCTCCTGGGTAGCCATCAAGAACAGGTCAGCGAAGAACGCCTCCAGGATCTGCTGCTCTGTTTCCTGGATCCCGACCCGCACCGCGTCCAAATTGGGACTGACCTCATACAGCGGACCGACCGCCTCATTGTCCTGTTGCCCCACGTAGTTAATTCCGCCCGGGAAGGTTTTGAGACGGTCTTTGTATTGCTTCGGCACTCGAACCGGAGGATCAATCTCTTTTTTCACGCCGCGGAGAAAGTCTTTTGCCATGCTCTGCACCTGCAGCACATCAGATAGGGCGTCGTGTCCTGGACCCATCCCGTAAGTTGCCGAGCTGTCAGGCTGCAGCCACCTACCCGTCGGCACGGGCCACTCCCGAAAGCCCCCTTCGGCCAAAATTTTATTGTCGCGATTATTCGGCTCCCAGTAGATCGAGCCGAAGCGCCACTTCTTGGGAAGCGGGGATTCGTTGTTTCGCTCCTCCGGATCCCGCTCCCAGATCATGTGATAGACTTCCACGTAGTCGTCCGGGTTTCGCCGCAGCGCGTCCTGGGCTTTTATCGACAGATTTTCTTCGCCGAATTTTTGGGCCATCTGCCGGTAGGTCAGCATGAAGCGCCTGGCGAACGTGTCTACCTCGCCGTGTTGATTGTTTGCGAGGTAGTATTCGCCCACGTTGACCGGGATCGCGTTGATGTCCCGGTCAGGATGCTCGGCAATTATCACCGGAGAGGTTCCGAACCCGCCGAGCTGAAAATACATGGCGTGCATGGCCTGGTAGAAGTTCGACTTCCGGAAG